AAGCGGGGCGGATGCGGCCCGAAATGCCTGGAGATCAAGTCCAAGATCGCCATAGCCGAGGAATCCGCCGATCTCCGCAAGCAGATCGCCGCGACAAAGAAGGTGCTCGTCGCGCTTCGCGAGAAATCCGCCGGCACGGAGAAGGGCGACAGCATCGCCGTCAATCAGTCCATGTTGTTCGCCACAGCCGCAACCGGCAGCCTCGCACCGACCGCATCGGCTATCGCATGGGCCAACATCGGCATCGGCGCCTACCTCGCCCTGCTGAGCACCAGCCTCGGCGCCGTGTTCAATTGGCTCGGGTTCCGAAGCTGGCGCCGCCGTCCGGGCACGCCCGATGCGCTCGCGCCGCAGATCGAGGCCAAGGCAGAACAGCCGCTCGCCCCGTCCATCGTCACGCTTCGCGACACGGCAACCATCGAAGCCCTCAAGCGGTGGGCAGACCGCCCCGACGTGAAAGCAATTGCCGCGTGACGCCAGAAGAGATCAAAGCCGGGGTCGGCATCGAACGCCTCAAGGTGGAGACGCTCAAGGACGGCACAGGCTACGCCCTTGTTGACGTGATGCAAGCAGCGAACGGCAAGGAATATGCGTACTGTGTCCGTTGCCCGCTTAACCCGACCAGCCAAGGCATCAAACAATTGAGGGCACAATTCCTTTGGTGGGCGGGCGAGGTCGCGGAACAAAGCAAACCGAATGACTGAAGAAGAGATAGCCGACCGCATCGGGCTCCAAAACGTAGACGTGTTCCCCAGAATGGACGGCAAGGGCTACATTGCCCAGATCATCCTAGAGACAAAGGACGGAACCCAGGGGGCCTATTTCCTCGGGCTCCGGGGCGATCCGACAGAACAAGAGATCGCAGACGTGCGCGCCAAGTTCGAGCTTTGGAAGGGCACGCAAGGGCGCCGCAAAGCAGAGTAAATAGCAGTAGCGCGGGCACAGTTGTGGAGGCGCAAAAACAATGAGTGAAGCATCTGGGAGCAGTGTCCCCAAAAAATACTCCGGTTTGCGGCCCTTCAAAAAGGGGCAGAGCGGGAACCCGTCAGGCCGGCCAAAGATCAACCGAACAGTTTCGCAGCTTGCCACAGAGAACACGGAGAAAGCTCTGCGCAAGCTCATCAAGCTGATCGACAGCGACAAGGATCAAGTCGCGCTCGCTGCCTGCCAAGCCATATTGGATCGCGCAGTAGGCAAGCCGAAAGTCACAGTCGAGGCGCCACAGAAGAGAGAGCCCGCCGATTACTCAGAGACAGAACTCCTCGCCATCGCCGGATTGGGCAGCCAGAGAGCTGATCAGACGGAAGAGGGCGAGGGAAAGCCTGATAGCGTTCGCCCGGTACACCTATCCTGAGTATGAGCCGGCGCCGCATCACCAGATGATCGCGGAGAAGCTGGAGGCGGTGGCACGCGGGGAAATCAAACGCCTGCGCATCCACATGCCCCCGCGCCATGGCAAAGAGTGCGCCGACAGCACGCCAGTTCTGACAACCGCAGGGTGGACAACGCACGGGGCTTTGAAGCCTGGAGATTACGTGTTCGGTGTGGATGGCCGGCCGACAAAGGTTCTTGCCGTTGCCCAGCCGAACATGGCCAAGGTCGCGGTTGTGTTTTCGAATGGTGAGCGGATCAAAGTCCACCCGAACCATGAATGGACTGTGTTCAACCGCACGTCGCACAAATGGCGCACGATGGAAACCCGGCAGTTAATGCGCCGGGCACTGCGGCTTGGGCCGGACGGGAAGCGGGGCGGTAGGTACACGTTCCAGGTGCCGACGCCAAGTGCCGTCGAGTTCCCGGAGCAAGCCCTGCCTCTCGATGCCTACGCGCTCGGGGTGTGGCTGGGAGACGGCGCCACGGGAACGGGTCGGATCGACATGGCTGCGGGCGACCGCGCGGTGTGGGAGCGGGTCGCAGCGTCGGGCCTGCCGATTTCATCAGAGACCGCACACCCGGCGACAGGCGTCGTCAGGGTTCACTTCGGGACGGGGAAGCCAGGAACATTCGGCCCGCTAACGGCCAAACTGGACGCCCTCGGCGTGCTCCATGCGAAAGCGATCCCGGAAGTGTATTTGCGCGGGTCGGTTGCGCAGAGGTTATCGTTGCTGGCTGGCCTTATGGATACGGACGGCTACACCGAAAAGGAAACGGGGCGATGCCGCATCGTGACGACCAACGAAGCGGTGCGCGACGGGATTGTCGATCTTTGCACGACGCTCGGGTTCCGGCCCTGTGTGTCGAAGCAGGAACCGGTTCTCTCGTCGAGCGGCATTCAAGGGCGCAAGGTGTGCTACACGGTCGGGTTCCAGCCCACGATGCCGATCCCGGTTAGCTTGGAACGTCGCCGCTGCACAAGGTTCGCACATCAACGGCGGGTCAGCATTGTCGCCATTGAGCCGGCAGATAATGAGCCTGGAAGGTGCATCGAGGTCGATGCTGATGACGGCTTGTACTTGGTCGGGCACAACTTGATCCCGACGCACAACAGCGAATTGGCGTCGAAGCGGTTCCCGGCGTGGTTCATGGGTAACCAGCCGCGTCGGCACATCATCGCCGCAAGTTACAACAGCGATTTGGCGAGCGACTTTGGTCGCGAAGTCCGCAACATTGTCGCATCGCGTCGGTACCAGAGCGTATTTGATACGGCGTTGTCAGAAGACAGCAGCGCCGCCAACCGCTGGCACACAAATGCCGGTGGGATGTACGCCGCAGTCGGCATCGGCACGGCGACCACCGGCCGTGGCGCTCACGTGCTTCTGATCGATGACCCATTTCGAGACCGCCAAGAAGCGGACAGCGAACGGCATCGCGAAAAGGTGTGGCGCTGGTACACGTCAACGGCCTACACGCGCCTTGAAAGCGACATCCGGCGTGGGGACGTAACAGAAGATGACGAGTTGTGGCGTGATCTCCTGGACGACATCGAGAGCGGAGATGCCCAGCCGTTCGAGGGTGCCATTGTAGGGATCTGTACGAGATGGCACGAAGACGACTGGGCCGGCCGCGTTGAAGCCGCAGAAGTGCACGGCGGAGAGAAATGGGAGGTGCTTGATCTTCCCGCGATCCGCGACGACGGGCGTCCGCTTTGGCCGGCAAAATATCCGCTTCCGATGCTTGAGCGGATCAGAGAGACGATAGGCGAACGCGATTGGTCCGCGCTTTACCAGCAGCGGCCGACGCCGGACGAGGGCGCTTACTTCAAGCGCGAGTGGTTCCGCCACTACGACGCGATGCCGACGAATTTGCGCACTTACGGCGCCAGCGACTACGCGGTGACGGCTAAGGGCGGTGACTACACGGTGCACGTCGTCGCCGGTGTCGATCCTGACGATAACATCTACATCATCGACGTGTGGCGGTCCCAGGCTGAGACGCACCATTGGGTCGATGCCTACATTGATCTGATTGCCCGCTGGAAGCCGCTCATGTGGGCACAGGAGTCGGGGCAGATCATCAAGAGCCTCGGGCCGTTCATCGACCGCCGCATGCGTGAGCGCCGCGTCTACTGCGCACAAGAGCAGATGACGAGCGTGGCTGACAAACCGACGCGGGCGCGCTCGTTCCAGGCGCGGGCGGCGATGGGCAAGGTCTACCTGCCCCACAACGCGCCGTGGGTGGCCGATCTCATGGGAGAGTTACTGACGTTCCCGGCCGGGCGCCACGACGACCAAGTGGACGCGCTCGGGCTGATTGGGCGCATGGTTGACAAAATGGTGGGTGGGCGGGCGCCTCGTGTTGAGGCCACGCCGACCGACAAATGGCGCCGGGCGTTCGCGCGCCGCGCTGAGGCGGACAACAGTTCCAACGATTGGAAAACAGCTTAGCGATGCTCGAAACATTGACGCCAGCGGAAGCCGAAAAAGACGACGGCACGCCGCTGGAGACGCTTGTTGCGTGGTTCGAGGATGCGGAAGAAGCGTCCGAGGATGCGCGCAAGGCGAGCGAGCGGAGCCGCGACTATTACGACGGCAAGCAGTTCACGGCGGCGGAGATCCAGAAGCTGCGCAAGCGCGGACAGCCGGACATCGTCATCAACCGCATTGCGCCGAAGATCAACTATTTGCTCGGCTGGGAAACGGTGAACCGCACCGACCCGCGCGCGTTCCCCCGCACGCCGCAGGACGAGGAAGCGGCGGAAGCCGCGACAGACGCGCTGCGCTATGTGGGCGATGCTTCCGACATCAACCAACTGTTCTCTTCCGTGTGGGAGTACATGCTGGTCGAGGGGTTTGGCGGCATCGAATTGACCGTCGAACCAGGGCAGGATGGAGAGCCGCGCATCGTCCCGGTTGTGTGGGAGTGGGACCGGCTGTTTTTCGACCCGCACAGCCGCAAGCACGATTTCTCAGACGCGCGCTATTTGGGCGGTGTGCTCTGGTACGACGCGGAAGAGGTCAAGCGCCGCTGGCCTGAGATGGCCGATAGCGTTGAACTGATGGTCAACGAAGAGACGTTCTCCACGACCTACGACGACCGCCCCAATAAATGGGTGTCGCGTGGCGGCCGGGGCGCTGGTGCACGGGCGCGCGTCCGCGTCGTCCAGATGTACCACAAAGAGGGGTCGCAGTGGGTCTCCTGCATCTATACCAAGGGCGGGAAACTCGAAAGCACGCCGGTCCCGTTCGTCGATAAGGACGGCATGAGCTGGTGCCCGATGTTTCTCCAATCCGCGTTCGTGGATCGCCAGAACAACCGCTACGGCATCGTGCATTCCATGATCGGGGTGCAAGACGAAATCAACAAGCGGCGCTCGAAAGCGCTGCACCGGCTCACCATGCGCCAGGTGCGTACCGAGCACGGCGCGGTTGAGGACGTGGACGCGCTCAAAGCCGAGTTGGCCAAGCCGGACGGCGTGATCGTCACAAATCCCGGCTTTTCGTTCGAGGTCATGCCGGCTGGAGAGCAGATCCAGGCCGAACTGAACCTGCTGCAAGAGGCCAAAAACGAAATCGAGTTGATGGGGCCGAACGCGGCTATGCAAGGCAAGCAGGACAGCGCGCCATCGGGCCGCGCCATCCTCGCGAACCAGCAGGGCGGCCAGACGGAAATCAGCCTGTTGCTGGATCGGCATAGGCATTTGAAGCGCCGCGTCTATCGCGGGATCTGGGATCTGATCCGCCAGTACAAGAAAGAGGAATGGTGGATCAGGGTCACGGATGACGAGAAGAACGTCAAATTTGTCGGCATGAACCGCCCCGTGACCGCTGCGGAAGAATTGCGCACGCGGCTCATGAAGAATGGCGCCGACGAACAGCAGGCCGACGCGAAGCTGCAAGAGCTTGCCGCCGATCCGAACATCGCGGCCCAACTGCAAATGACCGTTCGCCTCGCGAACAACGCGACCGAAATGGACATGGACATTACGCTGGAAGAGGTGCCGGACAGCGCGAACGTGCAAATGGAGCAGTTCGACATGCTCACCCGGCTCGCGCCTGCCGTCGTGTTCCCGCCCCAGGTTTACATCGAGGCATCGTCGCTCCGAAACAAGAAGCGCTTGCTTGAGATCATGGGCCAAGGCCAAGAGCAAGACCCCGTAGCAGCCGAAGCCGCGAAGATCAAGCTAGAGCAGGCGATCAAGAAGACCGAAGCTGAGATTGAGAAATTGAAGGCCGACGCTCTGAAAGCGTTGGTCGATGCGGACAGGGCCGACGCTGAAATCGGCGTCATTCGCGCACCGCAGATCGTGCCGCCGATGGGCGGCCAACAGAATTCGGGAGGCATGCCGCCACCGAGTCCCGCCGCCGGGGTTCCGGGCGATGGTATGCCGCCGCCGGGCTAATCGGGCGTCACAGGGCCAACAATGCAGGATAAAAAATCGCTTGCCGACTTCCTCGATAACGACGAGGGGGCGGACCAGACCGCTATTGCTCAACCCGAGCCGCAAGCTGTCGAGCCGCAGCCTCAAGACCAGGGCGTGAAAGCAGAGGGTGTGCCGCCGCCGGGCGCGCCAGCGCAGGAAAGCGATTATATCCCGAAGAAGGCCCATCTCGAAGAGAGGCGTAAACGCCAGGAGGCGGAACGCCGGCTCAAGGAACTGGAAGAGAAGCTCAACCATCAGCCGCAGCACGTGGAGCCGCCGTCGTGGGACATGGACCCGCAAAGCGCCGCCGCACAACTGCAGAACCAATTCGCGATGCAGCTCTTCGAAACGAAGGTTGCCACGAGCGAAATGCTGATGAGGGAGCGGCATCAGGATTACGACGACATTGTTGCTGAATTCTCGGCACAGGCGAAGGCCAATCCCGCGCTTGTGCAGCAGATGATGCAACACCCGTCGCCGGCCAAGTTCGCTTATGAAACGGGCCGCCAGATCCGGCTCATGAACGAAATCGGTACCGACCCTGATGCGTACAAAGCCAAACTGCGGGAGCAGATCCTCGCGGAAATTGGCCAGTCTCCAGCCGCCCAAGCCGACGCCAAGCCAACGGCGCCCGTGCCTCGCAGCCTCGCGCGAGACGTGTCCCAGATGCCCCGTAACACAAAGGGGCAGTTCGATGGGCCGCCATCGCTATCGGAACTGATCGACTGAGAGGGTTGCTATCATGGCTGAAACGCGAGTTCCCAGCGGGTTGACCCCGCAACAGTGGGACGCAAAATACTTCACGGAATATCTCAACTCCAACTTTTTCAAGCCGTTCATGGGGACCGGCGCTCGGAGCATGATCCAGCTTAAAGAGGATCTGACGAGCAAGCCCGGCAACAAGGTGACATACACGCTTGTCAACCGCCTGACCGGCGCTGCGCTCAACGAAGACGACGTTGGGGAGGGCAACGAAGAGGAAGCAAATCTCAGGTCTTACTCGCTGCAAATCCGCGAGTACTTCAAGCCGGTGAAATGGCGGGTCTATGACGAGCAGATGACCGCTATCGATCTTCGCCAGGCCCACAAAGACATCCTGATGGACTGGAACCAGGAGCTTGACCGCGACAACATCATTCGCGCGCTCGGGTCCATCAACGGTGTCGCCTACTCGTCTGCGACCGAAGCGCAGAAGGACGCTTGGATCACGGACAACAATGACCGTGTTCTGTTTGGCGCGGCTAAATCGAACTACTCTGCCGGGGATCATTCTGCTTCGCTGCTCAACATCGACAGCACGAACGACAAGCTGACGCCGGACGCCCTGTCGCTCATGAAGCGCATGGCCAAGCAGGCGAACCCGAAGATCCGCCCCATCAAGCCGAAGGGGAGCATCGCAGGGTCTGACCATTACGTGGTTTTCGCGCCGACTGAGTGCGTTCGCGATCTCGCCAGCAACTCTACGTTCCTCCAGGCGAACCGTGAAGCGCGTCAGCGCGGCGTTGATAACCCGATTTTCTCCGGGGCGAACTATATCTTCGACAACCTCTACATTTACGAGATCGAAGACATTCCGTCGCTCGGTGCAGTCGGCAATTCGTCCGCCATCGTCCGGCCCGTTTATCTGTGCGGCGCGCAGGCGCTCGGAATGGCGTGGGCGAAACGGCCGACGACCGTTGACGCGGATTTTGACTACGGCCGGAAGAAGGGCATGGGGATTAAGCAGTGGTATGAGGTGGACAAGCTGCGGTTCGGGACCGGTGACAACGACACCGATGACCTGAAGGACCACGGAGTTGTGACTGGTTACTTCGCCGCCGCCGCCGACGCTTGATGACGGGCGGGCGTGAGGCCCGCTCGGTTTCCCAAACAATCTGACATGAGGATTTGCCATGGCCGCTGAAACTCTAACGGGCTACCGGGCGCTTTCGACGTTCCCGCGCCAATCCGCCGGATACGCAACAAACACTGCATCCGTGTGGGGCTATTACGACATCGCAGCCAACGTCGAAGATGGAGACATTTTCGAGCTGGTGCGAACGCCGCGCATGTTTCTGTGCCTTGGTGGTTGGGTCGCGATGGCAGACATCGACACCGGCACCGAAGCACTCGACATGGATATTGGCTGGGCTGCAAACGGCACATCGAGCGCCGGGACGCACGTCACGCCATGGGGCGAAACGCTCACCGACGCGGGCTATTCAGCCTCGGCCGACGGCCTCGTGAATTCCGGCGTGTGGTCCGGCGACGGTGTGACGGATTTGTTTGCCGCCGGCCAGAACTATCGCCCGATCATTCTGCCGACGCCGAAGTTTTTCATGGCGCCGACGATGATCCAGGCTGAGGCGAATGCCGCCGCGGGGACGTTCACGGCGGGGCGCCTGAATGTCGTCTTGCAGGGCGTCATTCTCGGGTAAAGCAACACACCAGCGGGGCGGCCGAAGCCGCCCCAATGCTGAGGGGGCGCGATGGCCAGCTTCAATAAATTCAACGCCTTTGTGGAAAACCTTGCCGAAAAAGTGCACAACCTCGGCTCGGACACGCTGAAAGTGGCGCTTACGAACACAGCGCCGTCGTCCGCTAATTCTACATTCTCCGACATCGCTGAAATTAGCGCAGGCAACGGCTACACGGCGGGCGGTACGGCTGCGACGATCTCGAGCAGCTCCCAAACGAGCGGCACGTACAAGCTGGTGCTCGCGGATGTTGTGTTTACCGCGTCCGGTGGTTCGATTGGCCCGTTCCGATACGCCGTGCTTTATAACGACACGCCCACAAGCCCTGCTGATCCGCTGATTGGATATTGGGATTACGGGTCAAGCGTCACGTTGGCCGATACGGAAACGTTCACCGTTGATTTCGACGCGTCGTCGGGAGTTTTGGCTTTGGCATGATGGACCCAGAAACGCTACGCAACCGTTTTGCAGAACTAACCGCCGAAGCCGCGTCCATTCGGGCGCAATCGGCACCGTTTCGCAACGCCTACCATGCTGAAGTAGAGCGGCACACCCAGACAGCAGGTCCGTTGGAGCAGGCAATACGCAGAGTGGAGGCCGGGCTCTACGAAATCGAGCAAGAGCGGGCGATGATCTCGCGCGCGCTGAACGGGAAAACGGGCTAATGGCAAAACTATACAACCTCGCCAGAATGTCCACGGGAACAACAGGCACGGGCACAATCACGCTTGGGTCTGCCGTCACCGGGTTTTTGTCATTTGCAGCTGCAGGCGTTGGCGACGGCGAAACTGTCACCTATGCAATCCAAGACGGGTCGAACAGTGAGATCGGGCGCGGCGTTTACACGGCCAGCGGGACAACTCTTACTCGTTCGGTGCTGAAAAGTACCAATAGCGGCGCTGCCATCAACCTAAGCGGGACCGGCCAGGTTTTTATTACCGCGTCTGCGGAAGATTTTGGCAAGCTCAATAACACGTCGGGAGCTTACACAGTCGCGCTTGTCGCGGGCACAAATGTGACAGCTAACCGCACGCTAACGCTGACGACAGGCGATGCCAACCGCACTCTCGCGCTATCAGGGGATGCGACACTTAATCAGGACGTGTCATCGTCAGCTACCCCGACGTTTTCCGGCATTACTGTCGCGTCAGTAAACGGTGGGCCATTGGCGGGTATGCGCAACCGCCTTGTCAATGGTAATTTCGATGTTTGGCAGAGAGGAACAAGCACCTCGTCGGCTGGTTATTTGGCCGATAGATGGACCACGGCATTGACCGGGTCAACTGTCGTTACATCACAACAGGCATTCGCGGTTGGGCAATCAGACGTCCCGAATGAGCCAACCTATTACCTACGAAACGTTGTGACGTCATCCGCCGGCACATCAAACAAATGTGTCCTACAACAGCGCATCGAATCTGTCCGCCAGTTGGCTGGGCAAACAGCAACATTGTCGTTTTGGGCGAAGGCTGATTCGGCAAAGAATATCGCGGTTGAATTTGTTCAGAATTTTGGCACTGGTGGGTCTCCATCTTCGGAAGTGACGGGCACGGGCGTCACAACCTGCATGCTGACTGCGTCATGGCAACAATTCTCAGCTCAAGTCAGTGTTCCGTCGATTTCTGGGAAAACGCTGGGAACAAACGGCGATGATTATTTGGGGTTGTTTTTTTGGTTCGATGCCGGATCAGGTTTTAACGCGAGAACAAATTCACTCGGCCAACAATCTGGAACATTTGACATAGCACAAGTGCAACTTGAAGCAGGATCAGTAGCAACACCGTTTGAGGCTCGACCTTCTGGAGTAGAATTTGCATTGTGCCAGAGGTACTATCACAGCGCCACGGTAAATATGTCCTCCGCAGCAGATGCGTTTTATAGCACATGGTATTTCAAAACAACTATGAGAGCGGTGCCGACAATATCAGGGTTGGGTTCTGGTGCTGTAAATAACACATTGACGAAAGAAAATTGGTATGGGTATCAAACTACAAGGGACACCTTAACTTTAACAGCATCAGCAGAACTCTAACACAAGAACACACAATGTATAGACTAACACAATCAGGAACCACGGTTCATCGTCTCGCAGACAATGCCTTCATTCCATTCGATGGTGGCAACAAAGATTACCAAGAATACTTGGCATGGCTGGCAGACGGCAACGTTCCATATCCTCTACCTGTCGATGTTCCTGCGGAAAAAGCAGCCTATCAAAAGAAAATAGATGCTGACGCCGAAACGGCACGGCTGCAATTCATTACGCCAGGCTCCGGCATGGCGCTAACTTACCAAGAGAAATTCGCGCAAGCCCAAGCAGTCGCGCAGATGGGCGCAGACGCAGCAAACACGCTGGCCGCCCAAGAGCGCGAGGCGCAGTTCCCGACGCTTTCGGCTTCTGTCGGCATCGAGGCGGGGACGCTCTACGATTGCGCGCAGCTTGTGCTCGCGAGATACGCCGTCTTTGCTCAAGCCTCGCTTGCTATCGAGCGGTCTCGGCTCGCTGGGAAGGCGGCTGTTTCCGCCGCGCAGGATATAACAGCAATGCGCGCAGCCTATGAGGCGATCACATGGCCGACCCCGTAGGCCAGTTGACGAAATGGCGACGACCCCGTGAAGTGGTAAAGGAGCGCACGCGGGAGGTTGTTATTCCCCACGTGCCGCCGGAGATTGAGCAATCGCTGAACGCTCTTAAGGCTCGCGTCGAGCGTCTTGAGGGCGTAATCGCGGCGCTTGCTTCTGCCGCACGGAAGGCGACTTAATGCTCGGGCACGCAGCGCTTGGCCGTTACGCGCTGGGGCAGATGCCAAGCCCGGTTGCGGTGTCGGCTGTGGCGGGTGCGTTTGCGTTAACGGGAGCGAACGCGGCGCTTTCGGCGGCCATAAGAGCCGGCGTGGGGTCGTTCACTGCGGCAGGTGCCGATGCCGCGTTGCTATATGCCACAGGCACGCGGCTAACCGCAGCCGCAGCTAGTTTTTCTGTGTCTGGCGGCTCCGCTACGTTCAATGTTGGCATGCCGGCCCAAGCCGGATTGTTTGCCGTGACTGGCTTTGCCGCTGGGCTAAAAATAACATTCCCGACGTCTGCGGGCTCGTTCTCCGCCGTTGGAGCGGCAACGTTAAAACGGGGCTTGAGGCTTTACGCTTGGCCAACGCTGGCCCAGAAAACGGCAAATCATGTTCTCTTCGCGCCGCTTGGTGAGCGCGCTCTTGGCTCTGGCGTTCGCGGCCCAGAGTCTGAGATAACGTTTTCGCTCGGTGGCCAAACTGCAACGTTCGCTCGCGTAAGGCGTCTTGTTGTTGGTTCCGGTGAGTTCAGGCTAACAATGTCAGCCGCTGGGCTGTTTTATTCATCGTACCCCTCGAAACTGCGATTGTTCCCGAGCGTGGGACGCGGCGCCCGCGCTGTTTCACGTGGAACCGAGCCGCTGAGGGTGTTTGCATCGACAGGTCATGGCGCGCGGCGCCGTGCATTTGGAGGCTAAATGCTCACGCCGGGTAGAAAATACGTCAATGGGCCGGTTCGGATTGCCGCCAATTTCCAGGACGAAAACCGTGTAGACGTGGACCCGACCACGGTTGTTCTTAAGCTGATGAGTCCGAACGGGGCGACGACAACCTATGTTTACGGCACAGACGCCGAATTGGTGAAGGCGAACACGGGCGATTACTATGTGGATTACAGCCCGAATATGTCGGGGCGCTGGTGGTTCCGGTGGGAAACGACCGGCACGGCGACGACTTCGGCGCTAGAAGGGTCATTCGTGGTGCAGAATTCGCCATTCTATGAGGGCGCCTTGGACGCTTACCGCTCATGAGCTATACGACATCGCAACTCGCAACCGCCGTGTTGCAGCATCTAGGCGCGCTCGATGCCGGGGCGACGATTGCCAGCACGGATGAAACCTACATCACCGACGTTTGGGCCGCGAAGTGGGAGGAAATCAGCGCCCACGGCGCCGAAATGACGTACTTCCCCTACAGCGACATTCCGAACGCCGTGTTCCTGACTGTGCGCGACTTGGTCGCGAATGAGGTGCGGGGCGCCTTTGGTTTGCCGACTTCGGCTGCGGAGAAAGAGCAGGAGGAAACGATTATACTTCGCCGGCTGCGGCGCCACCTTGGCTCCCAGGCATCCGGCCTTCCCGGCGTGGCGGATTATTTCTGATGGCCCTGACCCCGATCAATATCCCGGTTCAGTCCGAGCAGGGCCGCGACGGCGCGATTAACCCGGCACGGCTCATCAACTGCTTTGCGGAGACTGCGGGGGCTGGCGCGAAAGCGCGCGTCATTGTAACCGCGTGCGACGGATATGCGTCGTTCGGAACGGCGGCGGCCGGCCAGGTGCGGGGGGCAATCAACCTCGACGACGATGCGCTCTATGTCGTGACGGGCACGACGCTGCAAAGCGTGGCCACGGGCGGTGGCGTCACGTCGCTCGCTTCGCTGGCGACAAGTGGGTGGGCCTACATGGCCCGCAACCGTCGGGGCTCCGATGGGCTCGGTGGCAACCCGCAAGTCGCCGTGGTGACGAGCGACGGCCTATTTCGTGTTATTGAGGCTGGCGTGGTGAGCACCCCGACGCTGGACTCTGAAATCCCTTCGTCGCTGTTCAACAGCGTGTGCGCGCTGGACGGCTACTTTGTTATCACCCTGTCCAATGGCGAGTTCTACATTACCGCCATTGATAGCGGGACCGACATTGACGCGCTCGATTTTGCATCAGCGCAGAGTAATCCTGATGGGTTGACGCGCGGCGTCGTGCGGGGGCGTGAACTGTGCCTGTTCGGCCCTAGGTCTTGTGAGTTCTGGCAGAACACGGGCGCAACTGATTTTCCGTTCGAACGGTCGCAGGCCGTCGAGTTCGGGGCCTATTGCCCGGCGGGCGTAGTGCCGACGCTGGCCACGATTGACGCGGCACTGACGGATACCGTGATTTGGCCGGCAAGTAACCGCGACGGGGCCTTTGTCGGAGTCATGATGCTCGCGGGCTACGACGCGCGGCGGATCTCCACGGGGGAAGTTGACAGGCTGATCCGTGCCGAAGCCGCGCCAGCCGATACGGTGTCCGCGTTTGCCTACACCAACGGGGACGGGGCCACGTTCTACTGCATTCGCGGTTCGACGTGGGCGTATGAGTACAACCTCCGCACTGGCCTTTGGCATGAACGCCAGACGGATGGCGGGCGATGGGCCATCGGCAACGCGACGGAGTTCGCGGGCAAGACGATCCTGATGCACGCCACGAGCGGTGCGCTTTACCAGCGCTCGCGAACGCAGACGCCCGGCAGCGCTTCGGCGGTGACTTTTCGGCATAGCGTTGACCACGGGGACACCTGGACAACGCTTCGGAGCACGACCATTGGCACGTCTGCTGCCCGCACCGCACGGGCTCGGTTCAATAGGCTCGGCTTGATGCCTGAGGACGGGGCGATATTTGAGGTTGCCATCACCAACGCAATTGTGGAAGGCGCGGCGCTTCAGCCGATGACGATGGTGGTCCCGGCTGTGCACGCATGGCCGAACAGGACACGGGTGCACGCGGCGTTTGTTGACTTTGTGCCGGGCGGCTCGGCTTCGTCGCGCGTCAAATCTATCCTTGGGCTTGCTGTTGACGTGGAGGGCCTCGCGGCGTGACCAGTGCCCGAAACAACACGACAAACACGCTGCCCGATCAACGGGTCCCCATTATTGACCGGTACCGGCGCTGGACTCCAATTTGGTGGAGATGGATCAAGCCGCTTCTGGAAAGCGTCGACAGGAATTCGTCGGACATCGTGACGGTGACCGCCACGGCGAACAACGCGGTTGCAGCGATCACAACTGAGCAAACTGTCCGCGCGAATGCGGACGACGCGCTCGCGTCACAGATCACCACTGTCGAGGTTGCGTATCAAGCTGCGGATGCGTCTCTATCGGCGGCGGTGACAACCGAAGCGACTGCGCGGGCATCGGCTGATGCGGCACTTGCCGCGCAAATTACAACGGTTGAAGCGGCGTACCAAGCTGCGGATTCTTTGATTACTGCGGCGGCAACGGTTGAAACAAATGCGAGGGCAGCCGCTGATGCCGCGCTTGCGTCGCAGATTACAACAATTCAGGCCGCATATCAGACCGCGGACGCAACGCTTTCGGCTGCGGTCTCGACTGAGGCAAGCGCCCGCGCAGCGGCAGACGGGTCGCTCGCCAGCTACTACACGATCTACACCAACGCCAACGGCCGCGTGACGGGCGCGGTTCAGCTTTCGAGCACGACGGCTGCGGGCTCCGCCTCGCCATCGCTGAGCACGTTTGCCGTGTTGGCGGATAAATTTATCATTGTTCACCCTAGCTCCAACGGGACAACGATCCAAGCGTTTGTCGTCGGGAGCGTAAACGGGTCTTCAACGGTCGGCATTAACGGGAACTTGATAGTCGATGGCACCATTGTCGCGAACGCAATTGCGGCAGGTGCTATCACGGCGGCGAAGCTCAACGTGGCCACGTTGTCGGCCATAACGGCGAACCTCGGGACGGTAACGGCCGGGCGCATCCAGAACGCGGCGGGGACATCCTATTGGGATCTCTCAAGCGGTGTTTTCCAGATCACGAGTTGAGCCATGGCGGTCCGGTTCAGAATTGATCCGAGCTATGGTGTAGGGCTCTACACGGTCCCAGCGTCGAACAGCACGGACGATAGTCCGCTAACGAACCCGCTCGGGAATATGAGCCGTGTCATCGTGCATTCGTCGCTGCGCTATCCGACCGTCGTCACGTCGTTCACGGGCACGTTGTCGCTGCCGGCCGTCACGTCGGGGGCTCTGTTCGTGCATCAGACGACGAAGCACGTTCTAGGGGCGCATGGCCAAAGCGGGCTGCCGATGATCGTCGGGCGCATCACGGGCGGGTCGATTAACGCTTGCCCTTGGACCGGGAGCATCCCCGTAGCTCCATTCCCACCTGCATCTAGTTACAAGCGGCTAAGCTGGTCGCGGTGGCTCACGCTGGGGGTGAGCGGGGGCAATGTCGTTTGCTACGAAGACACGGCCGGCAAAGTGGATGCCGCCACGATCAACTATGAGATTTTCGTCCTCAGCCGGGATCTGAGCACTACTGAGAGCACCAACACGACGTTTTCTGCCCGCGTCAGCGGCAACGCCTTTGAATTCGTGACGCGGTACGGGACGCTTTCGAGCGAACGCAAATACATCCGCGAGGGGAGCGGCTTTGCGCTGGTGGGCGGCGGCAAAACCGCCACGTTCCGGGGGACGTATCAGAGCGGCACTAGCATCATTAAGCAGACCACGTTCAAGTTCGCGGCGGGCTCGCATAGCGTGGACGCGGATTACCTGACGCTGACGAGCACCACATCCCCGACCTACGCGCCAGCGGCAACGCCGAACGCCACGTCGAAGACGGTGCAGATCTGAATGGGCACCTTCCGGCTTAACGGCTCCCGGTTCGAGTTGATCGGGAGCGACGGGAATACGCGCTGGACGACCGATGAAAAGCTGTTCCGCGTCACGAACGCTCTAACCGGGAGCGTCACGTTCTCGACGCGCACGGTGGCATCCGCTGGCGTGGTTTCGACGGATGCCGACACGTATCTGGGGGCATGCGAAAGCGGCTCCACGTTCGTGAATGGGTATTTCAAGGTCACATCACACGGCGGCACAAACTTGAATGCGCAGCCCTTCACCGACGTTGGCGACTGGATTTATGCCAACGGCACCTATGTCGGTTTTCCCATCGAAAGCGCTGCCACGGGCGCGCGCCTGGATGACGTAATTGCGTTGACGTTTTATGCGTCTGGCGGCGCCGTTTATCTCAACGAACGGCTGCTTTTGTATTATTATTCAACGGGCGAATTCGCCCAAGGGTATTCGCTCCCGAGCTACACGGTTCAATACGAACTGTGGGTCGGGACGTTCGCCTGAGAGGGGCAGAAATGGGACTACTCGATAGCCTGTTCGGGACCAATAGAGCCCGCGCCGATCTGGTCGAAGCCAGCAGGCGAGCGAATGCACAGCTCGCTTCGGCTCGCGACCAGGCGACGGGGTATCTAACGCAAGGCACCGACGCCGCGCGCAATGACATCCTGTCCAACTACGGGCGTGCCGATAGCACGTTGCTTGCTGCGCTTCCCGAGCTGATGGCCCAATTCAACGGCGGCTATGGGCAGGCGCGCGGCGACATCACTGCGGGCTATGACGCGGCGGATGCGGCGACGCGCGATGCGCTCGCGACAGCACGTGGCGACTATCAAGGCGCTTACGATACGGCACAGGGGTTTGTGCAGGGCGGCGCAGACCGAGCGGCGTCCTATCTCGACCCCTACAGGCGGAGCGGCGAGGCGGCCCAGGCTCTTTACGACCAAGCGCTCGGGCTCGGGAGCGGCGGCGCCTCAGATGCTGCCGCGTTCTACGAAAATTACGCTGCAAACGACCCCTACCGCGCCTTTAACGAGGAAATGGCGAACAAGGCCATCGCGGCGACGATGAACGCGCGCGGCATGGGCGGTTCAGGCCGCGAGTCCTTGGCTGTGTCGCGAGCTTCGTTGGAGCGCGGAAGCCAGGATTTGCAGGCGTACCTTTCCAGGTTGGAGCGGGCTTCGGGCCAGGGCGCACAGGTCGCCGGGCAACTCGGCAATCAGGCGATGCAGACCGGCCAGACGCAGGCCGGGCTTGCGACCGGCCTTGGCAACAACATGGCAAGCGCCGCGCAAACGGCAGGCAACGCTTTGTCAGCATCGGCAGCCAATCGCGGCACGGCGCTCGGGAACAATGCGATTGCGCAAGGCGCGGCGGCGGGGAACGCGATCAGCACGACGGCGAACAACAGGGCCAACCTCGCCACGGGGCAGGGCAACCAACTCGCGAACCTGTCGAGCGGCACGGGCTCGACGCTGGCCAACCTCGCCTATGGCTACGGGCAACAGACGGCGGGCAACGCGATCTCCATGGGCAACGCTTTCGCGAACACACGCACAGCGCCCATGCAAAACCTGATCAACCTCGCGGGCACGGCCGTTCGCGCGTTCTCGCCCATGCCGCAACTTCCGAAGTGGGGCTAAGTCATGGCGATCAACCTTCTTGCGCTCCCGCAGGTCCAGGCCCCGCGTTCGCTGTTGCTGGATCTCGCACCGATCAATCAGGCGCTTGACTATCAGCAGGCGCTGAAGCAGCAGGCGTTCCAGAATTCGCGCGCCATGGCCCAGGACCGCCGTGCGGCGTCGGCAGAAGACCGCGCGGCACAAATGGCGCCGTTGCAGCAAGCCCAGGCGCAAGCGGCCATCGACGCCTCGCGGGGCTCTGAAACACGGGCGCAAGCCATGCACCCGCTCGATATGCAGGCGAGACGGGCAAGCATCGCGGCAACGAATGCCCAACTCGCGCAAACCAAGTCCATGACCCCGGAGGGCCGCGCGGCAATCGCCGGGCGCTTCGGCATTGACGTGAACACGCCAGAAGGGCGGGCGTTTGTCCTGTCCGGCACGTACACGCCGAAGACAGACAAATACGTGCAATTCGACCCTGAGAAAGGCCCAGTCTACAAGCAGGGCGCTGACGGGACCGTGGCGCCTGCGAATTTGCCGGGGATGGCTGAAGCAGGCCCAAGCAAGAAAACCTTCGATGCCGAGCACAAGCTGCGCCAGGAATACGTCGCGCAACCGCAGGTCAAAGAGTATCAGACGGTCCGCAACGCTTACCTGAACGTAACGGGCGCGGCGAAAGATCCGAGCGCCGCAGGCGACCTGTCAATGATCTTTGCTTACATGAAGATGCTCGACCCGAATTCCGTGGTGCGCGAGCAGGAATTCGCCAACGCACAGAACGCTGCGGGCGTGCCGGATCGCATTCGGAACGTCTACAACCGCATTCTTGCGGGCGAACGCTTGAACCCGAACCAGCGCAAAGATTTTATTTCTCAGGCTGAAAAGTTGCACACATCCTCTCAGCGGCAATACGAAGCTGTCCGCAACCAATTCGGGGCCATCGCCAAGAAGTCTGGCCTTCGCCCGGATCAAATCATGGTCGATTACGGCATCGCGCCGCCAGCCCAAGCGCCACAAGGGCAGCAGCCGAGTGCGCAACAGCGAGGTCAAGCGGGGGCGCCTGCTGCGGTGCCTAACGGGTGGTCTATCCAGAGGCTTGACTGATGGCAAGATACAGGATCACGGGGCCGGACGGCGCGGCATATGACATCACTGCGCCGGATGGCGCCTCAGAAGCAGAAGTTATGACGTTTGCGGCGTCGCAAATGTCATCTCTTGCAAACCCGACGCGAACACCGCCCCCACAGCCCGCGATCCGACAGGAAGCGCCGCCGCAAGGCGCCGCTCGCTTCGCCGCGCCTCAAATGGCGGGGGCAAAAATCCCGCAGGGCCAACCGGAGCCGAACGCCGTTGTTGACGTTGCCAGGAGCGCCGCGTCCGGGCTTGGGAAAGGCTTGATGGGGCTTGTCACGCTGCCAGGCAACATCGAGCAGCTTGGGCGCATGGGCATCAATGCCGCAGGGTGGGCGTTGGGTGCAGGTGGCAACGTCGTTGAGCCGGACACGGCATTGACAAACTACAGCGACGCAAAGCGCCGTGTCGAAGGCGCTATCGGCCCGCTTTATGAGCCGCAGACGACAGCGGGGAAGTT